AGGTCATAAATCATTCAGGTGCCTTGGAAGTGTTTTAAAAGAGGAAGTAATTGATGTTGCAGGAACTGGTGTTGCTGGATTTGATACAGAATATTTCAATCCTATTGATTTAATTTATTCAAAAGATATGAAAATGTCTGATCTTGTTTTTTCTTTGGAAGCTGCAAAACAAAATAAAACAATAACGATATTGAGGCACAATGCAGGATATTTGAAGTCATTGCCACAGGATGAGAAAAAATCAATATGGTTTGAACATAGAAAAAATCATTCAAGACAAAATGAAATTGCAGACGAAATTTATTTATTAACTAATAAAAAAACAAAACCATGAAAAAAATATTATTGATTTTAGCAGTTACTTTTGCATTTTCGGGATGCGAAAAGAAAGAAGAAGTAAAAAAAGCAGAACCAAACGGTACAATGATTTTTTATAAAACTCATAATACAGCAGACTGGACTTTGATATGGGAAGGTGTGGAGTGTGCACATTTGAAATACGCTGTACAATCTCCTCCGTGTGGTGCTGCTGGATTCATCACTAAAGATGTTAAGCCGGGAACGTATGATATTGGATTTAAGAGTTACAGCGGTCTTGCATGGTCTGCAAGTGGTACGAAGGTTACTATTGTCAGCGGACAATGTAAATTTTATCCGTATAATTAAAATACTTATAATTTATTTCTCTTAACAAAAGCGGAATTCCTTTGAGCCGCTTTTTTATTTTGACTTGCTGTGATTCTTTTAGCCAAATCAGCGGTTATGTAATCCCAATGATGTTTGCACCCAAATCCGCCGGGCAATTCAAACGGGTCGTATTCACCTGGGTAATTTTCGTACATCTTTACAATCCGTGGATCGTTCCTTAGATTTTCAATTTGCTTTGTGCTGAAAATCTTGCCGTTATTCTCAATACAAATATCATGAGATGTAAGCATCAGCCCTCCGCCATAATAAGCGTGTCTAAGTTCTAATTCATCAGCGTAAATCTTGCTATTAGCGTTATCAATAGAATTTAAAACATCCTTTGCAAAAGTGTTATAATGCCGTTCAAAGATACCTGATTGCTCAGGAGAGCCTACAATAATTTTTTTAAATGATTCCTGTAATTTAAGCAGGTCGTAATTGTTGGTAATTGCTTTGCGAACCTCTTTAGCAACCTGCTTTTGAATGGATGGATCAGCAATGACTTTATCAAAGAATCCATTAGGTTTAATCGTTCCGTCCGGCTTCAATCCCAACTTTCTTTTTTGTACTTCGACTGTTTTTTTTCTGATTAAATCCAGCTTTTTAACGTCATCAAACATTGTTGCATAGTATCGCATAGTCCAATTACCAAGAGAAAAAGCCGAATCGCTGTAATCCTTTAAAATAGATGTGTTGGCATTAATTGAGAACTCCTTAACAGTTTTCTCGATTGAATTTATTACTTTCAGTTCTTCAGCGGAAGAGAATTTTTTACCGACAATATCTTTTAGATACTTGTTGAAAAGTTTATCAAACAAATCCAACTGATACGTGGACATCTTCGCACGTATCAACTTTTCCCGTTTGAGAACAAAATCAGTTTTTATTTTGCTTATTTCTTTTCGTGTCATTTGATTATGCTACTGCGACTTCCTGTGCACCCCCTGGTGCATTGAATGACATTGCCCTTCCTTCTGCGCCCTCCGTTTCAATAACAGCCAGATACTCATCAACTTTTATTTTAATCAAATCTTTTTGCTTTTGATATTCCATATCGTAAAAGTTCAATGATAGTTTGGATTGCTCCTGCTCAATTTCAAAGAAGATATTATCAAACTTAGCGTAAAAAGTCTTATCAAAATTAGAAACCAAATCATTTGCCAAAATATAATTTATTTCATTTTCCGATTTCCCATTGAACGGAAAAAACTTTTCTTTCGTTTGTATTTTCAATAGTTCCGAGGGTTGGTCTACATAAACTTTCTTTGCCAAATCATGTGCAATGGATTGTTTAATGTACGAAGGAGCACCGGAGGTATTCGCTAATGTTAAATCGGATAACAGCATAGCCAGCGACTTCATTTTAAAGTCCTTCGCAAAGCTGTGAGTTACTGTCAAGTCAGTTCCTAAGTCAAGATAAATAGCAGTCAATGAAACGATATGAACCCACATTGCAGACCAGTTATCGCCAAATGGTTTGAGCGTATCATAAACAGATTCTAAGTCGATGTTCTTAGCGGTCGCTGTGGCTACTACCGTGTCCGAAACATACGTATCCCCATTATACACTGCCTTTATTGCCAACTGCTTTAAATCAAACAATCCGTATTGTTTTTGAAATGCAACCAAATCAATAGGAGGGGCTTTATAGGTCATCATTAATTCCAATGATACCATGTCCTTCATATCCTTTGGTGCTGCGACTATTACCTCGCTTGCTGTGGTGGTTTGATTAGACCATCCCGAACCTTTACAAACAGGGCAATCAGTATCGTCCGAAAGATTCTTACCACTATCGCAAATAATACCTTTCTTCATATCTCCCGGACACTTGTTACCATACCGGAACACCTTTGGAAACGTATGAAGAGCATTCGTTAAATCAAATTCTGAAACGGTTTTAATCGCTTTTTCAAAATAAGGCTTAGCCGGATGAATCATTGGTACACAGGTACGTCCTCGTGTTTCAATATCTAATATCGAGCCTACACGTTTGGCAGGCATACGCCCTGCTTTATGATTGTATTCTAAAACATAATACATTGGTGAATTTTGCTTATCCTTTTCATCCTTGTACCATATTTCTGCCTTTGGGAATGCAGTGATAATACCGGCCATCTCTTCCTTTGTAAACTCAATAGCAACGACCGAATGATTTTCTAAATAGATTGTATGCTTTGTTTCTTCTTCATTCAGGACAATCAAATATTGCAATGAGTTATTGATATACTTATAATCAATAGCCTCTTTAGCATTGACTTCAAAGGGATAAGGGTTCGCCCTTGTATCAGGCTTTGCCGGGTCAACCGCTTCCTCAAATTCAACGACAATAAAACTATTAGGGTCAGTTAAATCCATTGATGGCATCCGGTAAGTTAGATACTTATCGACTGAGGAGCCGCCCCAAAATTTATTCAGGTAATCGGTTAATGTACTTCTATTTTTTGCGGTCGATTCAATATTTTTCCACGTCATTGAACTATCCGCGGAGGTACGGCCCAACTTATACATTGGAGTACTGATAGTATTGGCAATATCGGGAGTTGTAAGTGATGTTATTGCGACACGCTGTTTAAATAGTTCCGCGCTTTCTCTGGGCACAAATTGACGAAGCAATCCCTCCACATCTTCACCAGTAATATAAGCCTTGTAATCCTTTGCCATCTTACATACACGTTTATAATCTCGGTGTCTTAAACCTGTTTGAATGACTTGTTTTAATCGGGCTTTGCCCTGTATTAATGTTAATGATGGCATGGTAATAGTTTTAGAATTATTTATTTGCAAATATAAACTTTTTATTATTGGTTGAAAAATTGTGAGAATGCGGAGGTAAAGAAATACTCAAAACTGTCTGCCAAATGTCCATATTTTTGAAACTGGACGCTTGTAATTGGGTTTGTTGCAAGCTGTTTTAACTTGCCTCCGTTCGGATCTTCTTTTAAATATTCAAACTCATTTACTGAATGTTTACAAATAGGGGCAATATAATATTCAAGCGGCAATCCTCCGAACAAAATCTTATTCATAAAATCATGTCGAACTGATAATCCTTTATTAGTAATTACCTTATCCGAGTAAGCACCTATGTATTTCTTTAGCACCCTGTTTATAACATCATAATCGTCCTCCGTGGAGTTGGTTCGACCTGCCTTACCGGAATAGTCACCGTAAAAAAACAATCCATTTTTTAATAAATGACTGTATTTTTCTTCAATATCTTGACATAGTGCCTCAGTATAATTCTTTGGAGCTTCTAAACAAAATTCATCAAATTGGTTTACAATCCATTTCTTAATTGATTCATCCCACCACGTTTGAAAGCACGAACAGGTCATGTAAGGGTTACGGTTGAAGTCAAAGGATAAATGAACCGGGAGCACCGGGTTAATAGGAATATATTTAATATGTTTCAAACGGTCGAACCTTGAGAAGTACTCTCCACCAGTCTTAGCCAACGGAGAACCATAAACAAGCATATCTATTCGCTGTGAATTGTGTTTGTTATCTTCAATGAATTGTTCAATAAAACCATCAGAAAGATTTGCCTTGTTATGGTAAGTAGAAGAAATAACAACCATCTTATCATTTTTGCGCTTACGGAAATAATCTGTTTCTGAAAATATTGAAGCGTTTATTTCTTCAAAGTATTCAGGAATGTCAAACCATTCAGCAAGCCAATCAGTCTTTGCCGGGGATGTGAAAATGTATAACGGATTGAAGCCCTTGTAATCACCCGTTTTCTTTTCCTTACAAAGAATACCACTCGGATTGATATACATTCCTGATTGCCTTAATCGGGCTGTTATAACCTCCCTTACCGCCTCCTCTTTAGTGTCTTTGGTTTCATCCAGACACGCCCACGCAAATTCAGTTCCATCAATTACTTTATAATTGTCGAGTGAAGCCGTGAATATCAAAGCTCCGTTTGCAAATGAAATTACATGTTCGTAGGAATCGAGCCTTGCCCCGAATGTTTTGAAGGTCTTAGGAGGCATTATATTGCTCACATAATGAATCCCCCTCTTATAGCCGAGGGTTGTTTCCCAAACATTAAACACCCTATCAAGAGTTGACTTAGTCAGCTGTGAATAGGTGTTTGCCCCGATGAATCCCCTAACTTCGGGATTGTTAATTACAAAATCTGCGGATATTAAACCAAGTCCATGCGACTTGCCCGAACCTGCGCCTGAATGGAATAAATTTCTTTGTGCTGTGCTTTCGATGATGTCAGCCTGGGGATCGCTTAACCAAATGTCGGCATATTTCATTCTCTGCGTTTTGCTGAAAAGGTAATTGCCTCCATTGGGTTTCCTCCGGTAGTGATGTCCACTTTCTGCGGAGCGTACTCCCCTTCCATTTTAGAAATTTCAGCCAAATAAGATTTAATCGTATCTCGTAAAATTGTCTGTGTTTCAATTGGTATTATAAATATTTTTGTCCCTTCTTTATTGATACCATGAGTGTTTTTAACGGTATTTCCAACCTTAAAAGTTGATTCTATTTCGCCCCTCAATTGCTTTTCCATAACAGCAATTTCACTTTGATAAAATAATTGCCGTTCTAATTTAGTCTTTAACCCACTTTTAACGTCATTAATTGCGTTTTGGGTATTAACATCTTTTATCCTACTTTCAATCTCTGTACGCTCAATTGCGTATTGTTCTTTGGCAATTTTCAGATGCCGATCAAATGCAGACTTGCTAACTCCCCACTTTTTACCAACTTTTACCAATATATTACAACGAGCCTCACCTAATTTTAAGCAAGACACAATATAGGCAATGATTACATCTTTACCAGCAATTCTCATTTCATTTTTTTAATTAGAAAATCCCCATCAATATAACGACTATTCCCATCACAATCCATTTTCTCTAAAAACGCTTCTTTTATTTCGATTGACTGAAAAGTGATAATCAAATAGTTTTCTCCGGTTACTTTGCTTTTATCCTTGGATTCTTTTTTAGCCTTTTTAATAGCCTCAATGTTTTCTTTTGTATTCTTTGTTTCGGTTTCTTCTTCCAATGATTCTACGATTGATTTGATTCCTATTATGTTTAAATCTTCATCGGTAAATCCTGTGTTACCCCAATCGACATCTAAAGTTTTTAGAATATCAAAATCATACTCCCCTTGAGTGCTGGGATTATTAAGAATAATATTTATTTCCTTTTCCTTCTTTAGATCAACGTCAATGCAGGAAACTGTTAATGAGTAATCGTTTGTTTTTTCGAGAATATCTAATTGAGAAATACGCTGATGCCCCCCCCCACTAAATTACCAGTGCGCTTATTCCATACAAGCGTTTCAACAAGCCCGTTCTGCTTTAATGACTTTCTCAGCCCTTTTTGAGCGTGGTCTGCAATTTTACGAGGGTTATAGTCAGCGTTTTTTATTTCGCTTCGATGAATCGTAACCGCTTCAAATTTTTGGTATTTGCTTATTTTGGCTTCCATTTAGTATTTGAACTTCCGCGAATGGGAAAACTTTTATTATTTTTTCTAAATCTTTTGGATAATTTAATTTTAAATAGCTTAAACAATCAAAATTAAGATCAACCCCGGAGCTTTTACTTCCTTTGGTGTATTCAATTGGTGCTGGTAAGCGGTTTTGTTTAATGTATGACAAACACATTGATTTGCTCCATTCAGATAATGGATAAGCTCGTTTAGCATCTAAATTTATTGCTTTTAAAAAGTAAGTTCCAAGCATTAACCTTCTATTAAGGCTGTCCGATTGCTTTATACCAGTAATTATCCAATCACAATTAAAATCTTTTTTTGCCTGAGCTTCAATGTCTCCAAGTTTTATTATAGGAACCGGCTTTTCGTGGAATCGTAAAAAATTATCGTTAAAGTACTGCGAAAGAACAAAGTGAGGGTATTTTCTGCATTCTACTTTATATTTTTTCTCCGCCCAATCACAATATTTCTCAACGTGTTCCAACCCTTTTACCAAATACATGAAGGCTAAATTAACCTTTAAATCCGACTTAGAAAGTAAATCTAAAAGTATTAAACTATCCTTTCCACCGGAATAAAACAAAACAACGCTATCGGTTTGCGTTTTTATAAACTCAATTACCTTTAGCGTTGTTTTCATTTTAGGCTTTACCTGTTTGTCCGCCTGTTGCTGTCATCCCAGAAACTAAGTTTCCGATACGTGATTTTGCCATGATGTTTGTGTATTGGTTTTTTGGAATATTCCAAAACAAATATACAAATTTTAATTAAATATAGGATTTTCAATGTGAATTTCGTACAGATTTTCATCATGCACAATATCCGTGCAATCACAAATGAATTTTACCCGATTTGCCGAATAACCAACAAAGAATTGAATTTTTGTAATGTCTTTACCTTCAATTTTTGATTTGTAAAATGGTTTAAAATCTCTATATTCTTGGCGTTTTTTGCCAAAAAGAATTTCGTTAGCGTATTTTTCTGAAATGATAAGATTTA